TCACCTGAAATGAGCAACGCCCCCGCGTGAAATACACGGGGGGCGCATGGTCAGAAATAAAAGCCACAGCGTCCCTCTTTGGCTTGAATGTATGGTGTTTACGGCGTGACTCGCGTCACTCCATCGGTTTGAGTTCGCCTTCCCAATCAGCGGTGCCTTCTGAGGCAGCGCCGACGGACTGGCCGATCTCTACAGTCATGATCTTGCCCTGGCCGATGTATCCGACCGCTCCGCATCCGATCTGAAAGACCACGTATTCGCCGTTCGCGCACTTCTGCTGGTACGGGTACTCGGTACCACCGATCGGAATCGCGAAGCCGAGCTTGATTGTGCACTTGCCAGAGCCCGGCGTGAATCCACCGAGCCCTTCGTTGAGCAAGTTGACGGGCTGTTGGCCCGAGTCGGTGATGTGAGAAACCGACGTCAGCTGCTGGAGGTATTGCTGATCGGCGAAGGTTGAGAGCTTCGCGTAGTCTTGCTGGATAGCCATGTTTTAAGCCTCCGAATCAGCCGGGCGAGGTTTCAGCAGCGCGGAGCGTGTGCTGGTGCAGCAAGTCGACTACTCGCATGTCGTATCCAGACTCGAGACGACCCGTGTTGCTCGGATCGCGCACCGTCTGGCAGCCATCCTTCGTTTCCGCGACGTCCTGCAAGATGCCGCCACCTTGCGCGACGTCGAATTGGTCGAACGTGCTCCGGAGCCAGCGGTTGAAATTGAATGCAGTGACGACGTTCGGCGCGAGCTTTTGATTCGTGTCGACTTGCCCGTTCGGCAACCGCTTGTCGTCTGCCAGCTTCTTGTTTGCGAAGTTCTGGCGGTATTGGATCTGCTGCGTGTCGACCACGAGGTCAGCGCCAGAGATGCGGTGCGACTCAGCAGCGCGGAAGTCGGCGACCGTTCCCGCGCTGTTTTTCGAGCGCGACGTGATCGCCATCACGATGTACGAGCCCGCCGCGTCCGAACCGATCGGCGTCAGGCCGCCATTGATCGCGTCGTTGAAGTCGTCTGGCGTTGGCCAATCCGACGTCGCGTAAGCGGGCAGGATGTCCCAGTTCGCCGCGTTGGTGCCGCGGTAGCCGTCGAAATTGAAGGTCGCATCCTTCTCTTCCTCGGCCTGGTGCACCGCTGCGAGAGCAGCCGCTAGCTCGGCGTGGTCGTGCTCGCTGTTGAGTTGCCACGCGAACGACAAGCGCTCGTAGTTCTTGGCCTGCGCGAGCGTGATACCGCTCGCGGACGTGCCGGTCCAGGCCACGAATCCGACCGACCGCATGCCGGGATTCGGCTGCGACTTGCTGACGATGTGATTCTTGATCGCGGTGAGCGACGTCGAGTCGTTCACGGAGAAAGCCATGTCGTAGTAGCGGGCGCCCAAGATCGCGCTGAGGGCGGTCGTGAGGTTCGCCGCCTCCGTCGTGGTTCCGTCTGCGCCGGCCGTGCCGGTGCCGAGGAACGCGCCGGAAGTCGTGACCGTGGTGCCGATTGAACCGGACATCGACGCTCGAAATCGGATGACTCCGATCGTCGCCGTACCCTGTGAGATTCCAGCGATCTTCGCGGTGAGCGTGACCACGCCGCTCGACGGCGAAGCCGTGACCGGTAGCCAATCCTTGGCGTTGATTGCCGCCGCTACGTTGGTCGCGATCGTCGCCGGCAGGTCGCCGCTGTTGACGCGCACCGACATCTGCTCGCCGCAAATCGTCACGAGCGCAGAGCCCAGCGCGGTGGCGGTGGTCGCGTAGGTGATGGTCGCGGTCGCCGCTACCGGAGAGCCACCAGAGCTGGCCGCGTACGGCAGCGCGTAGAGTTTGGTGTTCTTGTTGCGCAGCAGGACCGCTCGGCACCCACGGTGAATGGGCGAGCCGACGCCGCCGCCATCGCGCGCAACACCCTCGTTCTTCACCTCGTAGACCGTGTTGGGTGTCCACGTGCCGGCAGAAGTCATCGGCATCACGATGATGATTGAGCGCACGCCGGCGCTAGCCGTGCCGGGCCCCTGCGCAAACAGGATCTCTGCGTAGCTTCCCGGAGTTCGATACGAACTCGGAATGCCCGTGACGGGAATCTGAGCCATTCAGTTCAGTCCTTTTTCGAGGCGTCCGCAGCGGGTTTCGCTGCGGCCTTGGTCTTTTTCGGCACCCACTCGCCATCGACCCACTCGATTTCGACGAATGGCACTTGGCAGAAGTCGGCCGTCTGTTGGTCCGCGGCCCACAAGTCGCGGTCGCGGTAAATCAGATGCTTGAGTCGCTGCCCACACGGAGACTCGGAGTCACACGTGAACGGCTGTTTGCTCGCTGGGTACGACGCGGAGCGCAGCGGCGGCGCATCCTTGTCGAACTCATCCGGCGCCGTTTGAAACGTGCCCGGGTCGAACTCGCGCCCGACGTAGCGATCCTGTTGGCCAATGGCCGGAACAAAGTCCGGCACTCGCTGGAGGGCGTCGCCCTTCGCATGAAAACTCAAGCGCATGTTGTGTCCCTCAGAGAGTGCTTGTCAGAACTTGTCGGCTGCGCGACGCATCGCCATTCGCAGCCACTGTTTCGTGGCTCGGAACAGCGCGTCGTTCGCGTTGTAGAGAAAGCGCGTCGGGTGCACGCCGGGGTGCATGACCGAGCGGGCAAAGATGAATCGCCCGTTTTTCACGAACCGAAGCGCCTTCGCGTTCTTCGGTCGAATCAGGTATTTGCGGCGCTTCGGGCCATAGAGACCAGAGCCGCCGTCTTGCGCGTTCGCGTATTTGGCGTTGTTGGAGACGCGGACGAGGCGGTTCTTGCCGCGCCGAATCAGCGTGACCTTGGACTTCTTGACGAGGTTCCCCGTCCTAGAAGTGAAGCCACCGTGCTGCGAGACGTAGCGCCAAACCCACGGCGTCAGCATCTCGGGCTTGAGCGCGACACCGACTTGGCGCGAGTGCTCGGCGAGGAATCGCTGATGCGCTCGCTTGATCTTGTCGAGGTCGAAAACGCCCACGGCTAAATCGTTTCTGGGATGTGCTCCGTTTCGCCTTCGACCGCGACCTCGGAGCTGTCGAGCGTGCCCGTGAACGACGCGCCGGTCAGGTCGGGATAGGCGGCGATGTCGGAATCGATCTCGGTCGTGGTGATGCGGCCCGACAGCGCGAAGTAGACGGTTTCACCCGCATCGGTTGCGAAGTGGGCTGGCCCGGCTTCGTGCCCATCCCACCAAATCGTCGAGATGGGTTCGTCGGTGTCGCTACCCCAGAGGATCGCGCCGTCGCGAAACGACTTGTGGCCGCGGTTCCGGCAGCAGAGCTGCAGCAGAACACCGACCCGGTGCAGAATCTTCTCGAGCTTGAGCGAGGCGCCGACTTCGAGCGGTCCGAGCACGTAATCGACGGTCCACTTGCGGGTCACCTTGTCGATCGAGAGCGTGTGTTCGGACCAATCGGCGGAGCCCGTCCAGCCGACGGCGAGGAGCGGGAACACGGCTTTCCGCTGCTTCATGACCTGCGGGGTCAGGAGGCCAGAGAGCGTATCTGCGACCACGGGCTTGCCAGCCAGGCAGGTGCCAATCGACGCCATTTCGAAGGCGCCGCTGAGCTCGCTGGTGATCGCGGACTGGAACAGAGCCAGCAGGACCTCTTGGGTCTTGTCGGCAATCGACTGCTCGGCCTCGTCCACGTCCACCGCGGTGAACGGGAACTCGGTCGCGCCTACGCGGCGGTACAGGGATTCGTCGGCCACGAATCAGGCGCTCCCAAGCATACCGTGAACAACCACCGGATCGCCGTTGTCGCTCGGGCTGTAGATCACGCGCTGGATGCAGAAGCCCGCGCCGAGATCGCAAAGCGCGCAACCTTCGCAAGGTAGGGATTGCGTGTCGTAGGCCGCATCAACGCCGTCGCCATCCGTGTTCCACTCGGCGAGCCCTTCAGACTCGCGCGATACAGGGACGATGTGGTCGGCACCCAACATCACTCCACCGGCTCAGCTGTGATCGTCCAATGCAGCGCGCGGTCGGTTTTGACGTCCTTGATGACGTAGAGGTCGCCGCACTCTTTGGTGCCAGGGCCGGTGAGCCGAAGCGTGCGGGTCATACCGGTTCGAAGGTCGCCGCCGAGAATGTCGGTGATGGGCGTGCCGCCCACCGAGAACTCGGGGGTGATGGGCCCGATTTGGATCGCGCCCTTGCCGAGGTTGCCGAGTGCGAGCTCCTCAGTTGAGAGCTGGCGGACTTTCGGGTTTTGGCCGTTGGCCTCGGTGATCGACACGTAGTCGACCGCTTCGGCGCCGCGTCCTGTGTTCGTGCCGTTCCATTCGGCGGTGCGGACGGCGACGGAGTAGGGGCGGATTCCTAGGCGACCCGGGATCGCTCGGCAGCGAAACGTGATCCGCTTGAGCGAATCCGCCAGCGCCATCAGTACGCCTCGATCGTCGAACCGCGCGCACCGCCAGCCCACGCGGGCGCGATGCGCACTAGCGAGCTCAGATTCATGACGATCGACTTGTATTGCTTGAGTCGACCGGTGAGCACTTCGAAGCCGCCGAAAAACTCGACTTCATCGACTTTCTTGATGCCTGCCTGTTCGCCGACTTCTTGGCTTAGGCATGCCGCCCACGCCTTCTCGGCTTGGTGGAGCAGCTGACGCAAGCGCGTCTGTCCGCTTGCGACGCAAACCGGGTATCCAACGCTGTGCGCGCGCACGAAACGCGCCGTGAAGGCGGTGACGGTCGTTGCGGCGACTACCACCGTCTCCTCCTGGTCGCCCACGTCGACAACGAGTCGAGCCTGCGCGGCGATGCCGGTCATGTCGGCCGGCGTCACGGTCGCGACAGAGCCAGCAGCCACGTTTTGCGTCGCGGTCGTCTCAGCGCCGACGGTCAGATTCGGGCCGACCACATCCCGGAACAGCTGCTTGAAGCCGTCCTCGGTGTAGGGGTAGGCCCCATAATCCAAGTTGCCGTAACCGAGGTGAAAGCGAGTCGCCTCGATCTCGGCATCCGTCATCGCCATCGGGGCGCCTACTCCCGGTTACTGCGTGCCGCGGCGCAGGTAGCGGTAGGTGAGGGTAGCGCTCGAGCTCGTAACCGTGCCGGTGCCCTGGACGGACGCGCGGAAGTATTTCCAGCCAGCGAGGTTGCCGGGCGAGTAGCAGCGCACGCCGGTGGCCGTGACGGTTTCGGTCATGAGCGCGCCAGTGTCGGCCGTTACCGGGTAGTAGTTGGTCCCGTCCATCGACACATAGAACTTCACGATCACGTTGGTGAGTGAGCCGATTGTAAAATCGAGCTGCACCGTGACCTGCGAGGCGTATGCCTCGTTTAGATCGAGGGCCGTAGCCGCGACCTCGGCAGTGGTGAGAATCGCCGCGGCGCGCGCTGCGAGAGACTTGTTGGGTGATCCGCTTGCCATTCTAGCTTTGCTCCGTTTTCAGGTTGGAAGCCGACTGGCTCAGGTCTGCCAAAACAGGCGTTGGCACCCGCGGGTGTCGAGCGTCTGGAAAGCGTGGAGCGCGTACCAGATCACCTTGGCGACCGTCCCGTAGTTGGTGTCGTCCGCCCAGCGGCACTCGGGGCCGATCGCGCCGGACTGCTCGTTGGAGGCCGTGCCCACGCCGACGACGCCCGGTCCGAACAAGAGAGCTTCGTTCACGGTCACGCCGGAGCCGACGGTCGAGCCGTTGACCGCGGTATCGGTTGCGCCGGTGGTTGCGTACGTGGCCAGCGTGGTGACTTCGAAGAAGTCGATGTCTTGAACGCTGCCGACGTACCCGTAGAGCAAGTTGCGCCGAGCGTCGTGGAACTTGGAGAGTTCCCGATAGTCGACGTCGCCCAACATTTGGGTATTGAAAGACGTGGGGACCAGGCACATGTAGCGCCCGTTCGCGAACTTCGACCACTCACGATCACTGATGGCCTTCCGGGCCGCCAAGATCTGCTCGAGCGAGATGTAAGCGGTGCCACCCGACGCGAACGCTGCCGCATTGGCGATGCCGGTCGGGAATGTCACGTTGGTGTTGCCGCTCGCGCCATTGCAGCGGAAGCGGTCACGCACCACGGCGTCCAGCCACTTCACGTAGTCGCGGCCGAGGTAGCGCGTGGTCTTGCTGGCCAGCTGCTCCTTGTTGCGACGATACTGCGCGTCGAAGCTCTTGATCGCGTATGGCGCAACGGCGGAGCCGGCCGCGTTCGACGGACCGTAGAACTCCTTGAGCACCACAGGGACCTCTTCGGCTTTGATGTTCTGGCCCGTTGTCGAGATCGTCTGATCTTCGCTCAGCACGCGCCCCGCTTCGGTGTAGAGGCCACCCTCGTACACGTCACGGAACATCTTGATCGTGTCGCCAGCGCCCTTTCCGAACTCGTCGAACGCCTTCACGCATTCCGGATAGGCATCCGCCGCGCGCACCATTTCGTCGAGACCGGGGTCAAGGATTGCCCCGCCGCCGGCGATCGAAACGAATTGCTGCGCGGTCGGCAAGCCGGCATTCAAGGCCGCCAAGGTGATGCGTGAGCCCATCGCCATTTTGGCGAAAAAATATTGGGGCTCGGGTGTCACCAGCCGCATGCCGGTCGACGTCGAGTCGAGGAAGTTTTGTGGCAGAGAACTGCGTGAAATTAGCGACATAGATGTCCCTTTCGCGCCCGCTTAGAGCGCTAGAATTCGTGTTTGCGGGCGCGCGGCGTGCGTCAGGCAGACGGGCGCGTGCGTTCGATTTCGGCTTGGTTGTTGCGGTAGAAGATGTCGCCGAGCATGGGAGCGCGCGACTTCATCGACTCCCACTCTTGGAACTTGGTTTGCCCGCCAGCAGGCGGTGGCGCTGGCGGCGTCCCGAGGCTTGCTGGGGCTGGCTTCGGCGGAACGGGTGGCGGCGCTGGAGGTGCGTTCGGATCGGGTGCAGATGCGGCCTTGATGAGCTTCATTGCGGCGAAGCGCTTGGCGCTGTCGCCCTTGGCGTCCGCGTCGATCGCGGCCTGCACGTGTGCCGGTAGCGCAGCGAATTGCTCTTCGACGACTGCCTTCAGAAGCTCGGCGGTCGTGGTGCCAGCGACCACTTGTGGTTCGAGTTCTTTGATCCGCTTCTCGAGCTTTTCCTTCTCGCTGAGCGAGTCGGCCTCGAGCTTCTTGAGCTTGGCCAGTGCCGCTTTCGCGTCGTCGGCCTTGTCGAAGCCCAGCTCTTTCAGCAACGCAGACGAGCCACTGTTTCTCGACTCGGCCAACCGCTGAGCGAGCTGTTCACTCGTCAGGCTGACTGGTGCCGGGCCAGCTGGTTGGGCAGCGGGGGCAGGTGGCGCAACGACAGGGGGTGCCGCGGGCGGTTCGCTGGCGGGCGGTGTAACTCCGGACATTCGTCTCCTACATCGCGATGACGGACGCGAGGGCCGATTTGGAGATTGCGCGCTGAGCTACGCAGTCGACGCGGCGCACGGTGCGCGCCGACTGCGATTCACGAACGGAAACAGATCAGGATTCGTAGAACGCCACGACGATGCCGAATGGGCGATCTTGCGCGGTGAGCGCGGTCGCGTCAGCGAATTCCGTGGTGGCGCTGTTGTCGGTGATCTCGAAGGTCACGTCGGCGGTCGAGATCGCGACCGTCTTGAGACCAAGGAACGCTGCCGGGTCAGTCGCCTTGGAGGCCGCTTGGCTCGTGCACACACCAAGCAAATTGGCGGTCTTGCCGTTGCGGCGGCTGCCTTGGATCAGCGCAGCCACACCGGTCAGGATGCCATTGTCGGCCTGCGCGTACGTGCCGGAGACGGTGAACAAGATCTCGGCCAGCTGCACTGAGCCAGCAGTGAGAGCGCCGATGTAATCGGACTTGATCGTTTGCACGCTGTGAACGGTTCCGGATACGACTGCCATGGGAGAGCTCCGTTACTTGCGCGCCGACTTGTGCGGAGCGACGTTGGTTGTGGGCGCGCTCTCGGGAGCGGCCGGGGGTTGTTCTTCTGGGGTCGCTGGCGCGGCGGGTTCGCTCGCAGCCGGTGACGGGTTGATAGGCGTGGTGGGCGCGCTCTCGGGAGCGGCCGGGGGCGGCGCGGGCTCGGGGTTGAGGCGCTCGCCGGTGACCGGATCGAAGCGTGCAGGTTCAGACATCGTTCCCTCTTTCATGCGGCGCGCAGTTGGCGCGCTTCAAACAGCGTGATCGTGTTCCACGTGCAGCGGCACCATGGATGCACAGCCCCCGGAGTCCCATGCGGGAACGGCTCGCTCAGACGCACAATCGTTCCGTCTGCGTGAAAGCAAACTGGGCATGTGAGCTTGTCGAGCGTCGAATCCCAAACTCGGTAGAGGACCGAATTGGTGTACGCGGCGCCGGTCACGTCAGCGCGGCCTTGCCCGAATGCGTCGGCGTTCTCGGTCGCGGCAATGCGCTCGAGTGTCGACTTCAAGCCGGGTCGTGGATCGGCATCGGCGCGAAGCAACGCGCGGGCTTTCGCGGTGGCGCCTTGCGTTGCTCTGACGGCGCGCGCCGCCTCAGCAGCGATGTCCGGAGCGACTGAGCTGCCAGGGCCGATGCCCAGCAGCTCAAGCTCTAATCGCGCTGCCTGCGAGCCAGCCGCTCGAGCGCTCGCCCGACCAGCCATGACGGCCGCCGCGAGAGCTTGCTGGAACTCGGTGGCGTTGCCGGTTCGCAGTCGCTTGCGCGTCGCGAGCAGCAGCGCGAGGAGTCCGACCTCAGCCTTGAGTAGGCGGCTTCGGTTTTGCCCCGCGCGCTGGCTTGGGCTTAGTTGGTCCGCCATCGCCGCCGATGCTGTGTGCGACGCTCGCTAGCGCCTCGGCCTGTCCCGCTGCCTCTTCGTTCGCGCGTTCGGCTGCGAGTTCGCGATCCTCTTCGATCTCTTCGATCGCTTCGTTGACGTCTTCGCGCCCGTAGAGCGGGAGGATCGCCTTCTGGGCGTCCTTCTCAGGAATCAAGCGCCCGTCGCGAGCTGCGGCCGCCGCCGTCACCGCCAGCGCAATCTCTTCGCTACCGGCCGAGAAGTACTCGCCCCAATTGGGCGTCATCTTCGGCGGGTACCAGATCGTTCCGTCGGTCGTTTCGACGTAGAACTTTCCGAGCAGCTTGGCTGCCTTCTCGGCGCCAGGAATCAGCAGTCCCTTGCCGTCGATCTTGATGGTCCACTGCATCAACAGCTCAAGCAGCGGCTTGAGCGCCCCGGTCCACCAAGAGCACCGCATCTCATCGACCAGCGCGAGCAGCGGCTCGTATGCGAGCTCCAAGAACTTGGCTGACATCTGCCCGGCTTGGGTCTTGCCCATCACCTCGGACACGCTCACGAGTACGACACCCATCGACTCGAGGAGTCGCGATCGGATGTCGTTTACGTGCGAGGTGGCGGCTTCGAACGCCTTGCCGGTGGTCTCGACCAGCCCGACCTTGACGTCCTTGCCCTCGTAGCTCCAAATCTGATTTGGTCCGCCCTTGCGGGCTGGCGTGGTAGCGGCTCCGCCGTGCGGTGACTTGTTTTCCGGGTCACTCGGCGAATAGCCGATCGAAGTGCGGCCCTTCGCGCCGGGACCGTCGTCTTCCGCAACGCCGGTCTCGTACGGCTGCGGCGTCCCGAGCGTGTTGATTCCGCGGTGGCGCTGCGAGAGCGCGAAGTTCAGCGCGTCGAACTCGTCGAGGAATTCGCCGTAGAGTGAGAAGCCGTCGATGCCCGTCTCGCCTTCGTTGCTGGCATTGCGGATCCAGCGCGCGGGCACGAACCCGAGGTTGTGAACCGTCGTCTTTTCGATCGTCCAGATCGGTTTGACGTTGAGCTGGTCCTCGACTTGAGCGAACTCGTAGAAGGCGTTCGCGTCGATGTCCTGGCGGTACCAGTAGCGCTTGCTCTCCGGCTTCCCGTCGGCGCCCTCGACCACCTTTGAAAAGGTGTAGGCCCAAGTGATGCGCGTGAGCTCGGCGTTTGGGTCGCCGCCTTTGAACGACGGGTGGACGTCCTCGGCGTTCGCTAGCTCGATCGTAAAAGCACCGGACTTGAGCTTGACGATCGCAAGTGTTGCTCCGATCGCAAGCCCTTGCCGCATCGTGCGGCGCATGCCTGGTCTCAGCTGCGCGTTTTCAATCAGCGAACTGACGAAGCCTTCGAGAAACTCGGACTCGTCCTCGCTGATCGTCAGCCCGGCGATCGCGTCGTCGGCTTCGACCTTCTCGACACCGATCGTCGGGAAGCGCTTTTCACCGAACGTGAACTTGACCACCTGCTCGACGCACCCACGCGGCATCGGATAGATGACGCACGGTTTGCGCTCGCGGAGCGGCACCTCTTCGTTCGACCCAGCTTTGATGCCTGTGAAGAAGTCGGGGCGACCGTCGTACTGTTCGCCCTTCAGGTACTTGCGCAGCTGCTGCAGCGCTTGGTAGCGCGGAAGCTTGCAGATGTACTCTGGGGCGGGAGCTTGGTCGTAGGTCGTGGCGGCCATTGCGATTCAGCCGCGTCACCCGAGCGCCTCAGCGGGGGCGCCCCAGCGGCGGCTTCCAGGTCCGCCGAAGCGGTTAAAGATTGCGTAACGGAGCGCGTCCGGCGCGTGGTTGTCGCGGTCGACGATCTCGTCCGTGTAGCGGTCGGCGTCCTTCGGATCGGCGCGGCGCTTGTACAGGCCAAGCTCGCGAGTCAGGTTCTGACAGCGCGGGCTGATGTACAGCCGCGAGTAGCGGCGAATCAGCTTCGGCTCTTCCTCGCTGCCGGGTTCGGGCTCCGACCACTCTTCGCGAATCAGGAAGCGATCGGCAACCGCCGCCACCCCGTCCTCGAGCGAGTTGTCGACCTCTTGCACGCGAGCGTGGCAATCGCGCCGGTAAGCCTCGATGCGCGCTGGCATCGACGGGTCGCCATAGAACTTGGCGCGCGGGTACCAGCCGAGCCAAACCTTCAGCTTGGCCTTCCACCAATCTTCGGTCTTGTGTTGCTGGTAAATCTCGTCGAGAACCCAGCACTCGGCGTCGCGGCCACTACCGAGCACGCCGATCAACAGGAACACGCCCGGGTCTTCATATCCGTGATCACAACCGATCAGGATTTCGGACCACTGCGGGTTCTTGGGAGGCTGTCGAACGTGGAAACGCTCGTCGTAGGCGCCACCGTAGACCAGGCCCTCGCCAGCGTCGAAGTCGCATTCCCACTCGCGTGAGAACACGGCGGGGGTCGTCGTGGCTCGCGCCTTTGCGACCGCTTCCGCCGCCACAATCTCCGGGACGTCCCGGTAGGTGGCGTAGAACGAAAAAATCTTTTTGAACTCGGCGACCTGGTAGGGTTCGAGGCCACTTGCCTGCTCGCCGAGTCGGAGGCGTGTGCCTCGTCGCCCATCGTTGTACTGCCTAAACAGCAGGCCATGCCGGCCGCGCCGCGGTGTCCCGCCGATCACCTCGAGACCGAGCGACCAGGTAGCGCTCAGCCACGGGACCGCTACGGAGTCGTAGACGTTGCGGTCAATGTCGTCGGCTTCGTCAGCGCACAGCAGGTCGCAGCGAAGACCGCGCGCCGTGCGGGAGTTGTACTCCGACGCCGGGACTGGCTTTACCCAGCTGCCACCCGGAAAGGTGACGGCGCCGGTCTGCTTGTCGACCTTGCCACCGAGAAAGTCCCAGCGCCCGCCAGGCTCGAGCTCGTTCAGGATGCCGGCTAGGTGGACGTCCTTGAATTGCTTCAAGGTCGGCATCAGGACGACGATGCGCACGCCCTTGAACGGGTCGAGCGCCTCGCGAACCTTGCCGTCCCACTCTGCGACCAGCCCCCACCAGAGCTGGCGAACGAACCACGATTTCCCAACGCCGCGGCCCCAAGCGAGGACCAGCGTCCGGCGGCAGGCGCCTCGAAACGCCTTGTGGGCTCGGAACTGCGGCGTGTTCAGCGCAAGCTGAACATCGAGCCGATCGTTCACCCGTCCCCGTTTTCGTCTCCCGTCAGATCCTCTCGGGTGGTTGTGACGATGACGCGCACTTCGGATGGCGTCTTGATCTCGCCGCTCTTCTCGGCGTCGAGCTTCGCAAGCCCGTGCGCGTTCTTCTCGGCGTCGATCACCAGCTTGCCGTAGTCGGCCCGCTTATCGATGATCGTGATCATCGCGTCGGCGGCGACGGTCGGTGCTTCGAGTTCGCCTTCGAACCGCTCCAGCGCTTTCTGCGCAACGCGCATGCGCGCGGCCACCAGCTCATCGAGGTACTGGTCGCGCAATTTGCGACGTGTCGCGACGAACTCTTTGTCCTGCGCAAGCTCTCGAGCAAGGTCGCGTCCGGTCGATTCCGGAAGCTGAACCTCTCGCGCTGACTCCGCCGCGTTTCCCGAATACAGATAGTGCGCCCGAAACCGCGCAACGGTGTCAGGTGACGTTGGTACGCCCTGTGGCATGGCTACGTGCTCCCGTTACGGCCGATTGACGCCCGGTCGAGGCGAAGGGAGCGCTTTCGCGCTGTTGTCTTGTCGTGTCCGCTACCGTCCCCATCCCCGCATCCGCTGCGCCTCCGCGAACTCCCGCCTGACCTCGACGGCCAGCCCGGTCAGCGACCGCTCAGCCCTTGGCAGGTTTGGCGGCGCGAACAGGGCAAGTATCGCCGCCGCGTCCGAGCTCTCGGATCTTGGCGGCACCGCTGCCCCACATTGCCCGCTGGGCTGGAGTGGGAACCGGCGGAGCACCGGCGCGGCGAGTTGCCGGGTTGTCGCGGTAGTCGTGGAGTGCAACTTGAGTTGCGATGTCGGGTCCGGGGAAGAGCATCGCGTTCGGGTGGGTCGTGGCGATGCGAGCCGGGGCTCGTCCGCACGGCTGGCTGCGCCCTCACGGCTCTCCGCAGGGTTGATGGAGGACTCCGGTCCTCTCGACTGCTTACAAGAGTAATAGTCGTGTGCCGTGACCGTTTCTGTCCGTTCTGACCAGTCTTGTCCGCCTCTGTCCGTTTCAGCCGTCAACGGCACGTAATGCCTCCGGAAACGCGGCAATCAGTTGCGCGCGCGAGGTCTTCCAGCGGCCGCCGATTTTGCGCCCGGCTTGTTCGCGTTTTAACCATCTAGTGGCCGTTTTCACGCTCACGCCGAGAATCGCCGCGACATCCGATGTGCTGAAGTAGATTTTATTTTGCATCGTTTGCTTTTTCATCCGGCGGCCACCTGTGCAGCGATGTAGTCGGCAGCGCTCTCGTGCCCGCTCGCGACGAGACGATCGTGAATCCTGATCACCGCTGCGCGCCCCTCGACGGTGCGCTTCGTCAGCTTGCCGTGACGCTCACCCATTCGAACCCAAAGCTTTGCCGCTCGCTCGTACAGCGCCAGAGCCTCCTCTCCGGCTTGCCGCAGTAGCTTCGCCCGGTGTGGGTCCTTGTGTTGACGCTCAAGCGTCGCCTCGACAGCAATCCGCTCTTGAACGGTCAGATCGATTGCGGGGCGAGTGTCATGGTCGCCAGCGGTAGCCGGGGCGACCGCCAGCCATATAGGCCACTCGCGGATCGGTCCGATGAACCCCCGCGGGCGACGGTCTCGTTGCCGGCGCAGCTCTGTGTTTGATGCCCAATCCTCGCCGGCGATCGCCATTGCCTCTTGCAGCGATGGCGCGGATCGATAGCGGGCCAGCACGCCAATCGAAAACGGATCCGCGACTCCACCGGGGACCGGGTTTTTCCAGCGCTCGCCGGGCTTGCGCTTCGAAATAACCTCGACCAGCCGCCCCTCCGAGCGTTTTGCCAGACGCTTCCCCGATGGTGTTTCCTGGTAGAGCGCGAATAGTCGACCGTGCGCGCTTCGTGCCCAGCGGGCACCCTGATCACCATGCATCAACTCCAAAACGCGCGCACAAAGCTTGCTTCGGGCCCGCACGGCGCCGAGCTGCCGCGACACGCCAGCAAACAGGTACAGCGACTCTTCGCTCGGAAGGACGCCTCCGCCGTCGACACTTGACCCCGTTGGCTCAACCGTGACCGCCAGGTGCCCGGTGCCCAGGCATTCCGCGCAGGGGGCCTCGTGGATACCCGGGCGATTGTTGAATTCCCGCACGCGGCCGCGGCCCTCGCAGTGGTCGCAGACTGGCGCCTGCTCGGCGGGGCGCGGCACCGAGCCAGTTCCGTTGCACGGGCGGCACCACCCACCTGTCGGCACTAGCCGCTCGCGCTTCTCCCACCGGATCGACTCGTCAGGAATGCCCTCGATGCCGCTGCGCGTTGGCGCTTGCCTGGACGCCTTGGTCTCTTCCGTGAACGTCCCGAACCCGCCGGGACCGTCGATGATGCCAGCGCCCTGGCAGCGTCGGCAGCGCGCCGAGAACTCGCCGGCCGCCTCTTGGCGATCGAGCATCAAACCGAAGATGCTCCGCTCGAATTGGGTTCCGAGATCTCCCAGATAGCTTGTGAGTCGAGCCTCGTCGGCGTCGCTGATCCGAGTGGTCGCTGTCAAATGATCTCGGTGACGCTTCGCGCGCGGGCGCACCGGACCTAGATCACCAACGATAGAATCGCTTGTTTGTGCGCTTTGCATGAGGTAGCCTCCTTAGAACCGACCAAGTTCCGGGAGCCCGTGGCGCAAGTCGCGGGCTTTCGTGTTTCTACGGCGGCACCAAAAACAACCCAATCCGATTCGGGTCCGCCCCACTGTCAACCATCTGCTGCGCGGCCCGCATGTGCTTCAGCTCCCACGCCTTCGTGGGCACGAGCACATATCCGAAGCACTCGGCGTACTGGGCTGGCGTTTGGCCGG